TTCTCCAATTCTTTGATTCAGGCTCCGCCTCATCTATAATTCTAGCATCTGCGAAACCATATTCACCTTCGTTGGATTTTGTATTTGTATTCCCAACAGGGTCAGGAGCTTGTTGATACCCTCCCTCATTACCCCACTTATTCAATGGATATAACTTATTAGCAAACGATGGTTCGTCTATTAATTGGTCAGGACTGTCTTGAACTGATGTATCTGATTGTATGTATTCTGTATTAAATGGAGGCGTAGGTCTATTGGGAGCCTTAGCATAAGGGGTCAAGTTTCTCGTAATGAGTTTCTTTCTAAACGCGTCTGAATTAACTAAATCTAATGGACTACCCATTCAATACTTTTATTATAAATAGGTTAATAGGTATTTTTCTGATAATAAATTACTTTGTCTTTTGCAGTTGTTTGTTTTTTTCTTCAACATATTTGTATACCATTTCTTTGAATTTTTCTTCGTTCAAGAATTGTTCTAAGTATTGTTTACTAACACCTGCGGGAGCTTCAACTTTAAATACAACAGTGCCACTATAGTCAACAGTCTTATTGATTGTTGATGTTAATGTTTGGTTTTGATTTGCTGTTTTTGTTAATGAATCTGTTCCTTCTAAGAATAATGACTTAGATGGTGAGGCTTTAACCGTTGTTCCACCTTTCTGAGCAGCTACTGCCTTACCCACAGATGTCTTATCAATGTATGATTCGAGACCTTCCAACGCACTGGCAGCTAACTTACCCAATGCAGAATCACCAACTTTCATGTTTTTTCCTTTAATGTCCGAATAAATTTTTTGACTTAGTCCTTCAACAACTTTTCCAATTGACTTACCTTGCTCTCCAAATTTACTACCAAGGTCTTTCATAATATCACCCATAGATTTACCACCTGTTTTTATCATCTCATTCACCGCTCCCTCAATTGTTTTGGCGGTAGTATTAAATTGGGTGCTGAATATGTCGGTTTTAGCTACTTCTTTTGATATTGAACCTGTCGGAGTTGTTACAATCTTTCTGAACGCCTCCATATTGTCTTTAACAAAAGATGTCGATACCGCACCTCTTACAACTGCTTCTTTAATTGATGCAACATCATTTGCAACTATATCACCCGTCTTCATGGAAGCCCTTGCAATGTCTTCCATTGACTGAGGTTGTTCTTTTTGTGCTTTGATTAATTTATCAAATTCTGTTTGTGTAACTTCACTAAGTTTCTTTGTTGAATCAATTCCTTGGTCATCCCTAATCTTAACAACATAATTTCCTGATGCATCCATTTCAGACAAATTAGTTAAAAACTGTTTGTCTGATTCGTCTTTGAAGTTTAAACTTGGGCTTATTTGTGACAGTCTCTTATCTAATTCCGCTGCGGCTAATCCTGATTTAGATAAGTTATCATAACTCATACCAGTTTCCTTAGCCAACTGTCTAAGAGTCAACATTCCTTGAGGATTAATCTTGAATGATTTTGTTTTTTCGTCGAAGTATGTAAATTGTTTACTTGCTTTAACTAAACTTTCTTGTAATGCTCCTGGGTCGTTAATGGACGCATTCATCAATGCGAATGGGTCCGCAAGTGTACCAACCGAAACACCTAACCTTTGGAATGATGAAGCCAATTCAACAGCTCTTTCGGGATTCATTGCGTCTTCAGCTAAATTAAACGCCTCACTCATATCAAACCTGAACTGTGAAGCCCTTGCTGCCATCTTTGTTAATCCTTGAACACCTCCCTCAAAATTAAACTTATTTAGTTTTGATGTGTTATCAACAACTTGACCCATCACCTCTTTGGCATTTAAACCTAAATCTCTAACAGTTAATACTGATTCCTCCAACTGACCTCCAACAACACCGAATTGAATGCCGGCATCTGTAAATGAACTAACAATATTACTAACTTCTCCACCAATAACTTGAGTGGTTGCATACAATTTTTCAACACTTTCCGCCGACGCTAAGGTGTTTTTACCTGTCGCTGAGGCAATGTCTTTCATTACCTTTAATGTACCTTCAAAGTCAGCACCAAGTCTTTTTAATCTCGGTGCAGCTTCACTCACAGCGGTCATCATCTCACCAACTCTCGCTCTTGATAAAGTAAACCCACCAACTAATTCGTTAGCAGCTTTCTTCATTTCCGAGGCAGCATCAATAAACTCATCGATACCGAAAGAAACCGCTTCACCTAGTTTTTTACCAAATTCACTTGGTTTTTCTTTGTCGTCAGCCATTAAATGTTTTTCTTATAAATAGAAGAAGGACTATTTTTTTAGTCCCTCTTGTTAGTTTCAACCCATTTATCTAAAAGATATTTTCTCATAAAAATGGGCATTCTTTCAAAATCTTGATATGTTATATTTAATAATGTATTCAAATAAAAGAATTCATCTAGTTGTCCTTTTCTATAATCAGAAGAAAGGACGAAAAAATTCCACCCCAAAACCGACGTTAACTGTCAGTCTATCTCCTGATGGGGTTGTTACTACTCGGTTCATGTTTAATCTTGGTTCATTTTCATCCATAAAACTTCTTATGAATTTAGAATCCATAATCGGCATTTGTTCGATAAATTTAGCTATCTCACCTTTATCTTGATTTCCGTCAACTTCAACAATTTGTTTTTGTAATCTCCAAGTAACTCTTGGTGCAACTCTTCCAACAGGATATTGAGCAGTCATTTTATTTATCTCAATAATTTCACCGTAAGTCATTGGTTTTAATTTAATAGTAGCACCTGACTTTGGTAACAATGTTGTAAATGTTCCGTCATCTGAAGGAATCTGTCCTTGGTTTATAGTTAACTCATCTAATACAACCGTCGCTTCAAATTGTTTTCTAGTTGTGGGGTCTGTAACATTAACATTTAATTCAGGTCCAAATGCCGTGTTTCTTAAAAAGACAAGAATTGCCTCTACATCCCCTTCCAACAAATCTTCAACCCTAATGTCAGGTTCATAAAGTTTTGTTCTGATTAGATTAACAGATATATCATCTCCACCCGCCATCAGGATATTTTCATCTGTGGCGGTTAAATAACCTACCTTAACAGATTTCTTTTTGTTTTTATAAAATGTACCTTGAGATGGTAGAGGCACTACGTCATGAGGTAATGTGAAATTCTGTTGTGCGTAATTTGATGTTTGATTTTCCATATAAAAAAAATAACCGTAAAGTTTATGTCTTTACGGTTAAATATAGTTTGTATTGATTTTTTATAAATAGTATTAGTACACTAACACACAACGGTCAGGACGAAGACTAGCTGTAATATCAGCTAACGCGTCTGTTGAATATCCTAAAGAACCGAAGTCCACGCTTGTTAAGAAGGTTCCATAAAGAATCCACTTTTCAACAACAACACCTGTCGGGTCTAACATCTCCAAGTCAATATCTTTCTTATAACCCGCAGCATATCCCATACGACCTGTTACTGATTCAGCGTGTAAACGAACCCACTCCATAAGAGCTTGTGAAGCTGAAGGACCAATTGGGTCTCTAAACTTAACCGTCATTTCATCCCAGTTGAATCTACCTGCAACGTATGTTGATGTATTTAAAAATTGTATTTCTGTTGAAGCAATTTTGATGGATGGTCTTTTCGTACTTTCAACGAACCACTCATTTATTCCCAAGCTTGAAGGAAACCTCAAGATGAATCGGTTCTGACGTTTCGGTTCGTAAGGAATCGGCATTTTCATTAGTAAATCAGCCATGTTATTATAATTTTGTTTTTTTTATTTTATATCTTATAAATATAGTCTTATCAAAAATATTTCTATTTACTTTGTGGTTAGAAATTAATATTCATTATTTATATTCCTTCTTAATTCCTCCAGCAGTAGAATAAGTTTTTACTATATTATCTGGTTTATCTTTAAAATGTTTACTTATCTTTTCTACATTCTTTAAATCATCATCTGAAAAACCTATTTTAGGTTGTTCTGGTATGAATTTATTAGCAATATCTCTTTTTAGGAATGCCTTTTTATTAAGTAACGCAGCTAATCCTTTTACATAGTCCACAAATTCGTCCATAGCCATTACCTTTAATTCTTCAGGACTTGCAGCACTTCCATCATTTCCAAACGATACGGGGTGATATCTGTTAAGTTCTAAATAAGACCTTATTAAATCATCATCAGACATGTCATCTTCATCAGAAAATGTTCTATATTTTTTAAGATTCTTAACTAGTTGGTCTTTATCAATACCACCAAATCCGTTGATGATATAATTGTAAACTGCTTCTTTTAACGTGTTTGGGTTGTGACCTCTCGCAGTGATTATTGAAAAAACCGAACCGTTATTAATCGCCTCTTTAAAGTCGTTAAACGCGGGACCTTTTTTAGCGGTCATTGCATCTATTAAAAAGTCTTTGTCACCCGAAGTTCTAAAGTTTCTAAAAGCATCATCAGCAAAATCAACAACCGTCTCACCCTTATAATTAAACGGTTTTTTCCCAATGTTATGTCTATATTCCGCAAAATCGTCAGTACTCATCCCAACCTCATCACCGTCTTCAGTCTTCAAAACTATTTTAGTCGGCATATGAACAATATTATCATCCCAATCGAATGCATAATATTTCATATCTGGTGTATGCTCTGCTCTAAATCCTTCTAGTATTCTTCTCATATTGGCTAAAAGGGGGAGATAAACTCCCCCATTTTTTTTATTAGATATTTTCAAACGAAGCTCCTGTTGGAGTGATGAAGAATTCAATGTCGATGAATTCTAAAGCCTTCGTAGGTTTTAAGTAAATCTTACCTGTAAGTGTATTTCTATCTAAGTCTTCAGGAGAAGATGAAACTGTTACACGGAAATCGTATAAACCTCTGTCTCTTCTGATAGAATCTAAGATTGGGTTAACACTGTCTAAGAATTGTTGTCTAACGATTTGGTCGTTTTGTTCGAACAATAATCTTACAGCTACCGCTGAAATCAACTTACGAGCTTGTAACAACAATCTTCTAACATTCAATCTGTTAAGAGCTGTGTCAGCAACTTGTAAAGTTTTGTTACCCCAAATTACTGTTCCAACATCAGAGAACGTAGCGATAGGGTTGATTCTACCTTGATACAATGTATCTCTATCTTCTTGAGTTAGTTTTTGTCTAGCTTTTATTGAGTTTACAAGACCTCTTGTGTAACCCGCTGATGCGAACCAAGGGAATGCAATGTTATCGGTTAAAGCTAAGTTTCTACAAACCTCACCAGTTGCTGGTAAGTATATTTGTGTGTTGTTAACTGTGTCTCTTGTTAATATCCAAGGATAGTAAGTTGCTGTATAGTTGGAATCAATTCCTGTATTATCTAAGTTATCAACCGCTTCTTGAGAGTAGATAACATCAAACTGACTTGTTCCGTCTGGTGTATACATTCTATAGTCAGGAGTTGTTACAATATAAACCGAGTCAGCTCTTGAAAATTGAACCATGTTAATCGCATCTTCACAAAGGTTTGAGTTATTTATGTAATCGATACTTGCAGTTGCAAATACGTTAATATTTGTAGATTCAGGGTTTGAGAACGTAAGAATACCAAGTAAGTAAGCGTAGTAGTCAGTATTACCAAAGTCTGAAGTATTGTTTTGTACAGTAATTCTTTTAAATAACCCCTCACCAGTTGCGTTTGGATATCTTGAAGAAGGATATGCTCCTGCTAAAAATCCCGATGCTCCTAATTGGAATCTATCTTCATTAGTTCTCCATTGTCTGTAGATATCCCAACCATCGAATCCGCCCGCAAAACATACTGTGTATTTTCTAGCGTAGATAAAATAGTAAGGGTTCTCTTGAGATTCTGGGTCAAATCTAAAGTCAGCAGTTCCACACTCAAACGCTGTTTCACCACTTGTTTGAAAAGTATTAGCGATTGTAACAACCGTAGCACCTGAATCCATATGGAATCCTTTACTTTGTACATTCCAAGGAACAGCTTCTTGTGTAGGACTTGAAATCCAATTACTTGGATTTTGTTTTCCTTTATAAGTTAAAAACGCTTCATCAACACCATATTGAGTTGAAAAACCTAAATAAGCTCTTCTAACAACATCTCCCGCAGATTCTGTTGTATTTGCAGCTCCACCGAATGGAGGATTTGTAATAGTTTCACCAGGGTAAAAATATTTTGTTTTATATTGAATATATGGTGAAGGATATGTAGAAAGGTTTTCATACTCTCTTTGAGTGTATCCACGGAATCCACAAGGTATTGCATCTATAGGAGCCGTTGGTGACAATTCAACCATAATATATTTTGAAAGTAATGCGTATTCACCATTAGAAGTACCAATCTTAACACCAATGAAGTTGTTAGATGCTGGGTCCATATTACAATTAGTGAATTTTTCAATAACCACTGGGTTAGTATCAGTATCGTAGAAATTTCTAACTAACACGTCAAAAGACATGTTATTGAAAGAAAGATTTGCAATAGATACTTTAACCTCCATATTTGCAGCATCTCCATCAGAAATTGAGATGAATTTAAATAAATTATAAACTTCATTACCTCTTAATTCAGAAACTAAGAAAGGTGTTTCAGGAGATTGATATCTTTCTAAACTATATGCTATAGATGTGTTATCCTCACTTCTAGCATCCGGAAGTTCAATTAGAGTAGTATTTAATCCTCTGATGTAACCTTTTTGGTATGCGATGTTTAAAGACGCTTGGTAAGACTCCTCAACAAACACAGGTACAGTAAATCTATCTTTTCCAAAATTATCAACCCCTAAAACTTTGGTTAAATATTTTGAAGATGAAGCCGCTAATGAAGTTTCAAGTTGGAAAGTTGTTCTTTCTCCTGTATTGAAATCCGCTTTAGTAATACCAGAAATTAAGAATGTACCATAAGGGTCTTTAGTAACACCTGAATAAGCACCATTTGTAACTAATTGTAAATCTGTTAAACCTGTAACTTGATAGATAGGACCATGATTTGGTGAAGAAGCGTTGTTTGTGTATTCAGTGATTCCTCTTGAACGTAAAGTTGCAACAACCATGTTATTAAATTCAGTGTATGCAAATCCTGAGAAAGTATAAATTTCACCGGATATTGTTCCAATAAACTCATCACTTGTTGCCCCTGAAGATAATGCACTTACAACATAACTAAATGAATAACCTGAATAGTTGTCTACCGAATAATTATTGAAAGTTGCATAATACCAAGGGTCATTAGAACCAGAACTTAAATCATTATAGTCATAATCACAATCACCAGGTACATCAAATACATTATTCAAATTAGGATAACTTCCTGTTAACGAAGACCAATCTGAAGATGGTATTGAACCGTAAACTACACAAGTATTACCTGAAGAACCCGAAGTATCAAAAATACCACTAAGGTATGTATTAAAATCCGCTTGATAAGTAGAAGTACTTCCGTCACTTAATCTATATTGTGTCGTATAATCTTGTTGAATTGAAACAGGTAAAGTTGATGTATCAACAGTAACCGTATTTGCAGAATTACTTCCTGTAAAAGAAGCTGTGAATACTGTACCCGCAGATGACGGATTAAATGCAATTGTTAATGGGTCAACATTAGCAGTTACACTAATACTCCAAGATGGACCTGCGTCATATCCTGATAAACCCAATACTCTTGTTACGAATAATTGGTTTGATTGTTGTAAGTAAGATTTTGCGATATATGCAGCTTCATACTTAGGAATTTGTGTGTTCACAAATTTCACTGGTTCTGTACCACCGAAATAGGCTTGGAACTCATCATAGTTAGTTATAAAAATCGGTTCGAAAGCGGGACCTTTTAAGGTTTCCCCAACTACCCCTAAAGTCGTTACACCCACGCTTTGGGCTACGAACGATAAGTCCGTTTCAGAAGTGTATACACCAGGTGAAACGTACACCTTTTTGTTTGCTTGTGCTGTTGCCATTATTAATTAATTCTATTGCAGATTTATTTTAATGATAAATATTCATTACTAACACAAAAAACTTGACTTTTGGATATGTATTTGTAAACGGTATGATTTAATTCTGCCTTTTTTCTACCTATGAAAACAAAGAAAGAAATAAAGAACTTAAAGATATCACCTGAATCTCACGAAGTATTAAAAAAATACTGTGATAAACGTGGAATTAAGATTTATAAATTTGTTGAAAATTTAATTATGGAAAAGTGTAAGGAGAAGAAAGATATCTATGGTGAGGACTAAACTAATTTATTATCAAAGATAATTTTAGCCTCAATAGTGTTGTCATTTTTTACAACTTGTATTCTCAAAGTATCGTTGGTTGTGATTTGAATTAAATTAACATCACTACCATAATAATCGTTATTAATATAAACATCATAACTCGTAATGTTTTCGGTTCCAACTAAAGTCATATTGGCGGTGTAATCGATTACATCCACCAATGTTGTGTTACCCGTAACAAATAAAAAGTTATTAACAAACTCGTCAGGGTTTTCAGGAAACTGATTTCTTTTTTTATTCAATACTCTTGTATCAAGTTCAAACAATTGTGTAACCCTTTGAATCGCTGGCTTAACTTGGAACTCTTCTTCGTCGATAAGATACCCCAACATTGTGAAATCATAACTTTGGACATAATACTTTCTTGACTCCAAACTCATTTGAGATTCATCTGAAACATTATTCATAATGATTGGAACATATTGACCTTTAATAAAAGTGTATGCTTGTCTTGATGAGAACTTCTGCATTACAATCTTGTTAAGTTGGTTCAACTCTCTCATTCTGTTACAAATAATTTTTACACTGTAGTTGATGTCAACAGGAACAGGTTGAGGTATTGTATAGATATCCATACCTTGTTCATTACCATTCCATGTTGGAACCGAGGCATAATAAAATTGTTTTCTGTTTGGTATTGTATATTGAAGTGATGGGTTTGTTCCATACTTTACTTCAGGACTTCTAACAACTGTGATAAAAGGTGGAGATGGGTTATAATCCAAATCAACAAACAAAGCGGTCTCAACATATTGTGTCCAGTTTTGTGTTGTTATTATAATATCAACCATTGGGACAATCTTTCCCGCGGTAACAACTTTTAAATCTTCTTTAACAAAATCTAACATTCCCCTATCCAAGTCAGCATGTAAAACTGATTTAGGTAAATAAGTTCCATCTTCATTAATATATTCCAACAACTGTTCCCTACGAGCAGACAAAGTCTTCTTGGGCACTAACGGTAATGTTGGTTTAACTTGTTTTGGAAATGCCATTATATTCCTCTAAATTCATTTTCACTTACGAAAGTAGCCATAACTGTTCTATAGAACGGTTTGTATCCACCATAAGTGTGTTTATTGTCTGACCTAACATATCCGTCATCAGCCACAACATAATATCTAACCCTGTCTTCTGTTTCATAATATCCGATATAATCCCCTTGGAATATTTCAATTCCTAAATCCTCAAGAGTTTTTTGATATATTGAAAACTTCATATTACCAGGCTCTTGTAACTCAACTTTTGAATTACCAATAAGTTTGTGTTGTGGTGCCATAATTTGAACTAATCCTTTTAACTCAACAGGAGCCAAGAATTGTATTCCGTTTTCTAACACCTCACCATAAACATCATCCGTTTTGGTTTTGTATCTATCAACTCTATAAAGAATAATTGTGAAGTTCATATCACCCAACAACCACTCCTCACCCATACCAATATCCAACGTATAATCCTCTCCACCGAAGAACTTACCTAAACGAGTAATAGGGACTAATTTTTCCATATTGATAAATACTTTAATTATAACTATATTTAAAGTAAAATTTTTTATGAGGATAAATCCACCTACCAAAATCTATGTTGAGAGTAGCCCAATTCACGGACTTGGCGTTTTTGCATCCGAAGACATCAATGAAGGAGAAATATTAGAAGTCTGTCCTGTTATTGATATGGGAATGAGATTTGGTGACACTAGTCACATATTAATCGATTATAGGTTTAATTGGCCTCAAGGAGGAAATCCTTGGGATAAACAAGTGGTGTCGACAGGATTTGCATTACTTTATAATCACAGTAGCACCCCAAACGCTGCGTGGAGGTCTAATCTTGAAAACAATACATTTGAATTTTATTCCATAAAAAATATAAAATCGGGTGAGGAAGTCTTTGTATGGTACGGTGACATTAGTTATTGGAATGACGGAAGAACTCACACCAACATTGTATAATGAATATGGAAATTAGTTTAGAATCGAAAGCAATGTCTCTATTGGAATCTTATGACGGTGCCAATAACTACCTCATTGAGCTTAAGAGAAAATCTCAACTAAATAAAAAGTTTTATCCAACAAGAAGTCAGTCCGAATACATTATAAACAATCACGACAAAACACCTAAGGTTGCTAAGAAGTGGGTGATACTTGACGCTTATTTTGCACAGAGATTGGCTGACGATAAATTATACACTACAATACCTGAAAAGGTTTGGGTTGAGAAATTACTTGCAGATAAAGAAAAGGCGTTTCACATTTGGGGGAAAGTTTTTGAGAACGAAGAACTTCACGATTTTTGGTTACCCAAAGCCGCGGTAATTAAAGATAACACAGTAAAAGATGTTGTTATCAATTATGAAAAATATTCTCACAGACCTCCGTTATCACATCAAAAAGAATCAATCCAAAAGCTCGTTGAGAACAAGAAATATATCTTGGCCGATGATATGGGTCTTGGTAAAACTACCTCAACTATTATAGCGGCTCTCGAGAGTGGTGCCAAAAAGATATTGATTATATGTCCTGCGAGTTTGAAAATAAACTGGCAGAGAGAGATTGCGAACTACACAGACAGAAGTGTTTATATCTCTGAAGGAAAGAACTTTAGTCAAGAACATGACTTCGTTATTATAAATTACGATATTATAAAAAATTTCCACAATGTTAAAAAGAAATCTGAATCGCAAATTCTTGACTCCAATTTTGATTTGGTGGTCGTTGACGAGGCACACTATATTAAGAACGGTCAAGCACAGAGAACAAAACTAATCAACGACCTCGTAAAGAAAGTTGATAGACTTTGGTTGTTAACAGGTACACCAATGACTTCAAGACCAATGGATTACTTCAATCTATTAAGTTTGGTTGATTCCCCTGTTGCTAAAAACTGGATGGCATACGCCATCAGATATTGTAGTGGGTATCAGTTTAATGCTGGTGGTAGAAAGATATGGAATGTTACGGGAGCCAGTAATCTTGAAGAGTTAAGAGACAGGACTGCGGGTCTTACCTTAAGACGATTGAAAGAAGACGTTTTAGATTTACCTGATAAGATTATCACACCAGTATACCTTAGATTAAAATCCAAAGCATACGAGGAGATTATGGGTGAATATTATGACTGGTACGACAAGAACCCCGACGAATCCAAATCACTTACAGTTCAATTCACCAAGTTAACCAAAATACGACAAGTAATTGCCGATGAGAAGATTGCCCAAACAATAGAACTAGCGGAGAATATTATTGAGCAAGGAAAGAAGGTTATCATATTCTGTAACTTCACAGACTCACTATCTAAGATATGTGAACACTTTGGAAAGACTGCGGTTAGAGTCGATGGTTCAACACCAAAACACGAAAGACAAAACGCTGTTGACCAATTCCAAGACAGTGAAAAAATTAAAGTGTTTGTTGGTAACATAAAAGCCGCGGGTGTTGGTTTAACATTAACCGCAGCTGAAGCGGTTGTTATGAATGACCTATCATTCCTACCATCAGACCACTCACAAGCCGAAGACCGTGCCTACAGATACGGTCAAAAGAACAATGTATTAGTTTACTACCCCATATTCGAAAATACCATCGAAGGAATTATCTACGACATCTTAAATAATAAAAAACAAGTGATTGCCACAGTTATGGGGGACAATCAAAACACGACAGATGCTGCGGAGGAAATCCTTAAGAGAATTCAAGAAATGCGTCGTTAAATGAAAAACGGATTATTTATTATAAGATAGTCCAATAATATGAACAAAATAGAAAAGAAAATTCAACTTACAGAAAACAAGATAATAGAATCAAAAGTTGAAGAACAAGCCAATCAGTTAATAACTGAAATGAAAAAAATTGGAATAGAAAAATTACCCTATTCCTACTCAGCCCTCAAACAATTCATTGATGCAGAAACAATGAACTTTCACTACAACAAACACTATAAAGGTTATGTAGACAAGTTAAACAATGCGTTATCAAAGAAAGAATACGGGGATGTAGAGTTAGAACAAATTATCAAAACGATAAGTAGGTTCGATAAGTCAATTAGAAACAACGCAGGTGGGGCATTTAACCACGCATTGTTCTGGAATATGTTGACCCCAACACCAAAGAAATTAGAGGGAGACCTTTATAAGAAAATCATAAAAGACTTTGGTAGTTTTCCCGCATTTAAGAAAAAGTTTGAAGCTGTTGCCAAAGACAGATTTGGTTCAGGTTGGGTGTGGTTAGTACTAACAACAAGAAATACTTTGAAGATAATGTCGACACCTAATCAAGACAATCCATTGATGAATGTTATTGAAGGGGGTGGGTTTCCTCTTTTAGGTTTAGACTTATGGGAACACGCATATTACTTAAAATACAGAAACAAAAGAGACGAATATATTGCAAACTTTTGGAAAGTTGTGAATTGGGATTTTGTGACTAAGATGTACGAGATGAAGACCAAGACAAAGTTAGCGGAATCTATGGGGTTAAAAAAACTTATGTCTGAGGCAAAATCAGAAGCGTGTTCACCAGAAGAAACCGATTTTTATAGAAAATTATTCAACACACACAAAGATATTGAATCAAGATATAGAGCTGGTATTGAAAGAATCTTAATTGAAGTCTTCAGCGACTTATATGTTTCTAATCCTCCTAAGGGTGAATTACCAGGAATATTCAATTTAGAAAATGAAGGAAGGTCCGTTATTAACAAATTAAACACAAACTATACAACGTTCTGTATTTTACTTAGCGATATCAATCAAGTTATTAAAACAATAGAAGGTAAAAAACCAATCGTGTTTAAAGGTAAAAAACCTAATGAACAACTTAAAGAAGTTGAAAGATTTGTTAACGCATTAGACCATTTTAAATATAGAATTTTTGACACCAAGAGTTCAACCTTTGTTAACATAATGAAGACTCTTGAAGATAAAAATGCTATGGGTGATAAAAGAGAAGAAATCACCGCAGCAATATTAAGAAGATTTTTTGGTAAAGATGTTAAAATAGAGCAAGTTGGTAAGTTAGGTAGTAAAGAAGATGCGTTATCAGGAATAGATTTGAAATTAACAAGTGGGGACAAAACAGAAACCGCACAAGTTAAACCATTCAAAGTTAAAATCGTCGATGAAGAAAAAGGAACCATTATACTTCTTGGTACTGGTAAAGTTAAACCATACTACACCGATTTATTAATTTTCCAAAAAGGAAAAAACGTTTTAGTTTTTAATCAAAAACCTAAAATTATTGGAGGTAATTACGTATTTCCAATTGATGCGTTGAAGTTAAACATAGAATAAACCTTTTTAAGATATTTATTTGATATGTCAGTAATACCAGAACCAGAAAGGTCAAAAATATACACCAGAGTCAAACACTTATTGGGTGCCCCATTAAGAAGTGTTGAGGTAGAAGATGAAATGATGGATTCACTTATGGAACTATCTATTCAGGACTATGAAGAATATATTCTACAATGGTTAATTGATAGTCAGTGGGTTAACTTGGTTAATCTTAACATGAGTGAAAAATCTGTGGCTAAAGCCCTTGTTACAAGAACAATGGATTTTGAACAACAATTTGCATATTCGTATTCCAAAATCGTAGGACTTCAAACAATGGGTCCTTGGGTTTTAAAGAAAGATTATTTCATACTTGAAAAAAACAGACAGAACTACGAAATTCCTGCGGGTCGTGAGGTTAATGAACTTTTATGGTTCAGTAATCAACCATGGAACGCATTTGGATTAGGTGGTGTTGGTGGATTTGGTATGGGTGGTATTGGATTAGGTGCTAGTGAAGCGGGTTATGCTCAAATGGGATATCAAGGTTCTTATTTTATGATGTCAGGTTTTGATTATCTAATAAGAATGCAAGAAGCAAATATTCTTAATAGAATTTTAGGTGGTTCATTAACATACAGAATAACAGGATTACCTGATGGTAAAAAGAATGTTTTCTTATACAATACACCAGGAGGAAGATTTAACTGGAATCAATATAGTGATTATGAAGGAAAGGCTGTTTGGTATTGGTATTATGACGTAGGTCCTGATGATAGAGCCGCTTGTTTAAAGGCAAATAAAGACGTTATCAAATTACCGACAGACGTACCATTAGAAGAACTTACATGGGAAGAATTAAACGTTCCTGGTAAACAATGGGTTAGAAGATGGTTCACAGCATACGTTAAAGAAACGTTAGCAAGAGTAAGAGGGAAGTATAGTGGAAATTTAAAAACACCAGACTCTGAAATTACTATGGATTATACAAGTTTATTAACCGAGGCAAAAGATGAAAAATCTAAATTATTAGAAGAACTAATAGGTGCTGAAGGTTGGTTAACAAGATTGAGACCTGAAAAAGTAATGGAAAGAGAAGCATCAATCGCTGAAAACTTGAACAAACAAATGAAATTTAGAGCAATGCCTCGTCAAATTTACGTAATATAATTTTATGGCAATAGTAAAAACAATACCCTCAAGAAGAATTATAAACGGGATGCAAATCACCACATCAGAAATCTCAGTGGTTTCTGAATTGGATTATCGTACAAACGGTGAATCGTGTGTTATTGTAACAGGTATACCATTTTCAGTTGTTGTTCTTGATTCAAGAACAACTGACCATGTTGTAGTTAAGTCTATGACGCAACTCACAATCAGACCCGACATGGGTAAGATTGATGAGGATTACGATGAAATAGTAATGGACAGATATGCTTGTGTTGAATTCAGATTTGTTGGTGGTACATGGTATATCTTATCATCAGATGGTTTGAAGAATTCCTAATTTTTCTTCCCAACCTTCTTCAGCTAAATCATACATATAATCAGATTTCAAACCTCTTTTTTCCCAATAACGTAATTCAGGTTCGGTTATATCCATAACATCTTTTTGTAAATCATCTTGGTCACCTTCACCTAACGGATGTCCGTTTATTAATTCACATTGTGATGTTGTAAAGATTCCTCTATCCTGTGGATTATCAACAATTAAATGATTTCTAACCTCATCTTGGAATACAACCATCAACGGTTCAATTCTTTTGTTGAATGTCGTTATCGCTCTTGGAACATTATAATCACCAGTTAAGTCAGGGTCTTTCTCCAAAATGTCTTTATCTAACATATAACAGTTAACCATAACACCATCCGTGACTGGTTTTGCCTTAGGGTTATTAAATAGGTTTACAGCATTTGTATCTTTAATTTGTTTTACTGTCATCTTCTGAACATCACCTTGAGATGCTTTAGTACCATTATTAACATACAAAATAACATCCCCCAAATTAACCCCCAATCCATTTTGTATTGCCAATTCCATATGAGCCATACGAGACATACTATTACCCGCTTTAGTCTTTGTCGTTAGTCTTTTCTTATACTCATCAAGAGTTAATTTAACCTTTGCCCTTTGAGCAATCTTACTCAACGGAATTTTCTTATCATAAATGGTTTGAAGATACTCATAATAGTATTCTACGAATGCCTTACCATTACCCTCCAACAACATTTTAATACCTTTATCCAAGAACGCCTCAATATACAATGGAAGTTTCTTTGATTTAATACTATTACCTGTTAACTTAATTTTACCTTTGGAATCCATAACCGCATAGTTTTTACGAGCCAAGTTAATACAAGACGGCCATACCCCATCGGTATCAAGAGCCATCTCACCTCTCATAAAGATATCGTTATACTCCGCAACATCAGCTTCAGGACCAAAGTATTCTTTACCCAACTTCACCTTCCAATTCAATCCACGACCAACATATACTCTGTCTTTAGCATCATCAGGAGTAGAGAAATTCACACCATCCGTATCCATTACCAAAGGAACATAACCTTTGGTCATAAAGAACTTAATCATCTGACGAAGGTATTGTCTACCTGTACAAGTGATTTGTTCCCCCATATACATGTCACCCCACGCATACACCTGAGGTGCGGATAAGGCTCCAAACATTGAGTTAATGAAAATCTTAATCGGTAATTGTTTATTACCATATGATTCAGACTTCTTACGGTCGATGTTATAAAACTCTTCAGCAAGTTGTTTGTATTTGATACGGGTGTTACGGAAGTAACTTAACATTCCTTTCATCGCACCTGTCACATCACAGTCGGGGAACACATCGTGTACGAGCTGAATAGAGGGGTATAGAGACGAGAAGTCGAGCTTTAGTACATTCTTACTATACCCAACCTTAAGTAGTCGAGAAAGACCTCCTACGAAGTCTGTCTTGGATTCCTTGGCTGGTATTGCAAGTCCGTGTTTGTGAGACCAAGCCAACATTAACATCTTCCATAATGTTGCGGTACCCATAGTCGATACTCTCTCATAAGTTGTTGGAATCATTGCGGCAAGTAAGAATGAACCTTGATTGAACTCTTGGTCAACCTTTAAAGTTTCATCCAAGTCATCATCAAGATATCTCTCAACAATCTTATCACCAGTAATCTTTTCATATACCCCAGGAAACTTAACATCCAAGTCTTGGTATTCACCCGCCTTCTTATACTTACCGTTTTGATTGTTAATCCAATACTCTTCTTTGTTGGTATACATTTTACCAATGTTCTCGTGGTCAATATACACACGGTCAGGAGCTTCAGCATTAATGAACTTTGTAATATACTTCAAACCCGCAGCTTTGATACTTGAGTTAATTGCTTGTGCTCTACGAACAGCGTGGATAATATCAATTACGTTATAACCCCAAATGGATGTCTGAACATATTCTTCCACCTCATTGGCAAGTTTTAACATACTGTCCTTTCTTGTGAATGAATGTTCAGGGTGTAACGACTTACATATTTTCTTTGGGTCAATACCTAAGATTCTACATCTTTCAAATATCCAATGCCAGTCGAAATTCGCTGAGTTATACCCACCAATAATACTTGGTTTGATTTCATTAATAATTTTAAAGAATTCTATGATAGCACCCATCTCTTGGGACTCATCCATACATTCGATAACCTTGTGGTAACCCTTATTTGTTTTAATTCCAATCATGAATATACGACCATCCTTCGGGTCAAGGGCGGTCGTTTCTAAGTCATATACAAGTCGAGTCACTTCTTCATAGTTCTCAAAACCTTTAAATAGTCTTTTTTCTTTGGAAATTAAATATTGTTCTACAGGAGGTAGAATC